TCTAAATTTTTCATATGTATATTATACTAAAATTATAAGGACTTGTCAAGAATTATTTTTATGGTAGGTATATTTGATCGAGTATTTCCTTAAATTCCTGCTCAAGAATGGTTTTGCTTTCTGCTAGGGATAGTATTTCAACTAATCCTTCAAATAAATTTCTACTATTGTCAAAGTCAATAGGCATTGTTATACCTTCTTTGGTAGGTTTCCATTCTTCTTCGAAATCTAAATAATACTTTCGGAGGGAAAGATATTCGACATCACGAAAGGTAGAAACAACTAAACGAATTTGCTCGTACTCTGTTTCCTGAATTACTTTTTCGTACATTGAGGGTGCGGATAAATCAATCATTCCTAATCACTCGGTTTAAAGGTACGATACTCGTAACATTTTCAGGCACTAAAAGTCTATAGGAATCAGTATCCCAACAGAATAATAATAGTGTTCCATTACTTTCTTTTGCTCTGTTTCTTTTCTGACGAATATATTCTGTAGAAAAGTCTGCTGTGCAAACATTGTATTTTAATTTTCTGGAGTTTTGACTTCTGTAAGTAATTACAGCATCTCCAACTTCTTCGAGTCTTTTCTTAAGCTCTTCTTTTTTCATTATTTCTCCAATTTAGTCTAACAAAAATTGTTTTGTATTGCTGAATTGTCGAGGTCATGAATAAAAGATGCAAAAAACCAAGACAGCCGAAACTGTCTTGGTAAACTACTATTTTTTAAACTACTTGTTTAGGTTTTCAATAACGTTAGCAAAGTATACAGCTGCCTTACCAGTAAGTTTAGATACGATAGCTTCGTCAACTTCTTGACCTGCATCACCTAAAACTGAAGTAAGTTTAGCTTGAGCATCTGCTACAGAAACTCTACCGCCGCCTGTTGATGTACCACTTGTACCTTTAGCTGCTGGAGTTTTCTTTACATATACGCCTGCTTTTGTTAATATCATTCGAACCCCATTTGGAGATTCGCCAAGGTGATCTGCAATCTCCTTAACTACTTCCATTGATGTTTCAGGGGTGGGTTCGCTATCCTGATACATTTGTACTGCTTCTGCTTTAGATTCATCTGTCCAAGCCATTCTTTTTCTCCTGTGTGTGTTGTGGATCCATGTGTTGTTCCATACGGGTTTCCAACCTGTTCGGTCGTACTGTTGCGTATAAAATCTATCACTCATGTATGTCCTTAATTAAATATAACTATATTATATCGAATTTGAAACCATCTGTCAAGAAGTATTTTTTGGTATCTAAAAAGAGTTCCTACTTTGAAAAGTACTTAATAATCATTTCAATCTTTTCTTCTGCTGCAGCGACTTTTTCTATCTGTGTCTCGATGGCTTCTACTACATCTGGATGCTCTCCAATACCAGCCGCCAATTTCTCATAGACTCTGACATTTGCAAGTGCAACTGCAATTTCGCCTTCTAACTTTTTGATTAGTGCTTCTAATAAGTAGCTCATAGGTATCCTTTCTCCTTTAGTTTGTCTTTTACCCACTCAACGCCATAATAACCTAACGCCGCCCAAATAGCTAAGTTAAGTAAAAATAACCCGATAGTTGTGGGTAGTGTAAAAATAAATTCTATCATTTTTTGTGTTTCTCCTCCCAGTCTTTGACTGCGGCTTGGATTGTTTCTTCTGCCAACACACTACAATGTAGTTTAATTGGCGGCAATTGTAAAGCTTCTGCTATATCTTTGTCTTTTATTTCTAATGCTTCGTCAAGAGTTATACCTTGCAGCATATCTACAAACATAGAAGAAGATGCAATTGCACTTCCACATCCATAAGTTTTGAACTTAACACCAAGTATACGACGACTGCCAGGATCTACTCTTAGTTGTAGTTTCATAACATCTCCACAAGCAGGCGCACCCGTCATTCCAGTTGCTACTGTTGGATCGTTAGGATCAAATCTTCCTACTGAAAATTGTTCAGGACTATTTAATACTCCTTCAAATCTATTTACTACTTCTTTTGAATATGCCATGTTAGTCGTCTAGTTCTTTGTCATAAGACTTTGGACCATCTTCTTTTAAGTGTCTATCAGACGCATAATATGAGCCTTCTTTTTCGGGATCATAGTCCCAGTTTTTATCTTTTTTATTCATTATTTGATTTTTTGTGAGCCTTTTATAAAACCTCTTGCAAATTCTTCTGTCTTGTTGGGTATTAATAAAGCTAGTACCATAAATGGTAAGAATAATGTGAATATTGTAAATACTACTAAACTAGATAGTATAGGTCTTTGTACTAATATATTATTTTCATCTATAAGACTAATAACTTTATATGAGGGTTTCCATATTTTCCACATAGCAAGTAAAGAACCTGCTATCCAAAAACTTCCTACTATCTGTAATGTATTCATAAATATTGTTGTAAGTGTTTTAAACTTCCTAGATCATATGCGAGTCGAGTAGCATTATGCCCTGCGTTGCGTACTAATCCGAAGTAAGGCGATTCACACTCTGCCATTTGAATTTCCCAAATATGATACATTTTACTACCATATTTTTCTTCATAGTTTGTTTGAGTACTATTAATTTCTTTTTGCACTATAGCAATACAATTGCCTCGTGCTGACCACACTCTTTCACCTGCCTCAAACTCCTCTGCTACACAAGGTTCTGGAATCATAGACTCTCTTATTCCTTGATAATCAGTGTCGGGTAATTTTTGTGGTACTCCCATCCGTTCAATGACGGCTTTAATAAAAGCAGGGGAACGATAAAGTGCTTTTGCAATGTCAGATACATTTGCCCCATCTAAGTAATGTTTTACTATAGAGACTTTCTCTGCTTCGGTTACGCCCTTGCCTTTGTTTTGTGCTTTTCTTCTAGCACGAAATTCTATTGTTTCTTGATGATCTGCTATGATCTTGTTGAGACGAGTTGTATTGTATGCAATATGTAATATCTCACACGCCTCTTTCTTTGTAATAGGTTTCTCTGCAGCGAGTAGTTCTATTACTTTGTTTATATTTGCTTCTGAGAGTTTTTCTTCTCTTTTCTTTCTAACTGCCATCTTTTAACTCCAAATGATAGTCATTTAATTCTTTTAATTCTTCTTCGTGCATTGCGCCTAATAAAATAATTGCATAATGAATAACTTTATATAAGTCTTTTTCATTTTTGCCGTCTTTCTTTCCAAAACGCTGTGCATATTTTATTATATTACCAATACAAAAACCTTCTCCATGCCCATTCTCAAATACTATCTCTGTAGTTTGAGTCTTTGCTTGAGCATAGTGTTGATTATATGTATTGTCTATGTACTGTCGTAATCTTGACAATATTAAATCTTCGTTAAATTTATACACGAGTTATCCTTTTTTCATAGTCGGCATAATCCTCATTCCACCAATGTGGTTTTTCTCGGTGTGACCAAGAGGCAAAGGTTGCCTTATCTAAATGGTAATAATCTCTGTAGCTTTGTACAGGATTATCGTAATCTCTAAGCTCCTCTGGCATTGCCAATCCGAACTTAGTAAATCCTACTCTTTCAAGATGAACTGGCTCAGGTAGTTTGTTTACTACTTCTTCTACAGATTTGTGAAGTTTGCCATATCTATAGTAGTATTCATCATTCAATGCATTTGCATAACAATGAACCCACTCATGGTTATCCAATGACTCCCTTGCCCAGATTGTGCAGGGATGGTTGTACATCATTGGAAGGTAGGGGAAGGGTCGCTCCTCAAGTGGTAAATGCTTAATTTCAGCTTTTACTTTGTTCAGAACTTCTCGTTCGTCTGCATTTAGCGCACGAGGAACATACCCTAGAAACTTGTCAATATAGATTGTTGTACAAAGAATCTGGGCAGCTTCCAGTGGCATCTTAACAATATGTTTGTCAACATGATACTGTGCTGCCTTATCGAGATCCTCGTCTAAGTAAAATAAATTCATACTTTACTTCCAACATTTATAAATGCCACAAAGACCATCTGCATTTTCTGTAGTTTTACAGTAGGGGCAGACCTTGTCTTTCTTGGCTGGTTTGATTTTTTTAATGTCTTTAAACTTTTTCATAACATATATTATACAAAATTTATGAGGAAAAGTCAAGAATTAAATTTTACTAATCTTTTGAGTTTGGTGTTGATTTGCTTGTTCCAGCATATAGACCAAACCAAGCGGCACCAGCACCCACGATTATACTAATAAGTCCTGATTGCTCGAGTGAGGGTTCTGGTAAATCCATAAACCACATAGTCGCATAATAAAGTAAGAAGATGTAAACACTAAGAAAAGCTCGGGGAAATATCCTCCAGCTATCTACTGCGGCGGCTAAGTGCATCCACTTTTGCCACGGATTTACTTTATCTTCATTTTCTAGCATAAAGATTTTTTGTTTCAGGTCATTGTTTTCCTGAATCATTTCCATAAACTTAGATAAGTCTATTTCTACTTCATTGCGATCCATATCCCCACTAAATTGTCCACTAGGCATGTTCATATCTTATCCTTAGCTATTCTTAGCGTCTTGTTTCGCTTTACCAACATTGATAGCAAACCAGTCAAGAATTTTATATAATTTCCCAACTAACTTATCATCTGCTGGAGTAGGCGTTAACGCTGCTATGATTGAAGCACCCATGACTAACCATGGTATAACTTGAATCCATCCTATAACCCATTGTAAGAATCCTAACATTCTTCTCTCCTAATCCTCTTACGAGGCTCAGCCTTGTTTCAAGGCATATTCTATAGCTTTCAACCATACTTCATCATCAGCGATAATACAGTCGATAGCTTCATAACCTAATTCTTTTGCAGCTAAAAGGTATTCACACCCTCGCATACAAATAAAAGGTTCTTCAATGTAGGGCTGATCGCCGTCCATTGTTAGGTCCTTGTGATTAGAAACTAACAATAGAAGTGGATCTCGCAATCCTACAAGTGCAACTCCATCTGCAAGAAATTCTTCCTCAGTTTCATTTGCACATTTGATCTTGTCCAGTTGAACTGGAATTGGTTCATACTCTGCTTCTTCTAAGTAGTTTCTTACAAGATAAGCAGATACTCGTCTAGTTTTTGAACTTAATGTTCTTTGAATGTTTATACGTTTTCCTCTAATTTTTCAATTCTTTGCACTAAAGGTTTATACCCATCAAAACTTTCAATTCCGCACTTAGGATGTGCGATTGCTTCAAGGGCTACTATTCTTTCCTCTAGTTCTTCACACCAATCTTCGATTATTTCTAACCTTTCTTGTAAGTGTGGGTGCTTTTCAAAGTATCGAGCACCTTTCATTGCGTCTCTATAAGCGAGACACTTCCTAATAAAACCGAACATTACTTTTCAGTATTTAACGGCTCAGTGGTTACTTTTCTATAGTAAACTACTACATCTTTTAGTTCTGTTATGTATCTTTGTAATTCTTTCATATTGAGAGCCATAACTTCATAATCTGGTACAGTCATTGCTAAGAATACTAACTCACCTTCTTGTTCTTCAATTCTTGCAAGTTGATCTTCCCAATTATCAGGCGTAACTACTATCCAAGAAGGGTTTGTTAACTCAATTTCACGAGGCATGATTGGTTGAACAATCTGTCTCTCTATTGGTTTTGCACTTACTTCTATTGTTCTAGTTGGTAACAGACTGCAACTGGAGACCATCATCAAGATCGTCAACGGCAGAACTGAGTTTCTGAATTTCTTCGAAGGCATGTTTTGTTCCATTGTTTATTTTCCTTTCCATTTCCACTGGATTTTCCAGTATTTTTGCTGTTAGTTTATATTCTTTAATGAAATTACTGTATCTCATTAACTCTCTTTGAATTTCTTGACTTTTTAATGTCATACTTTGTAACTGTTCTGTCTGCAAAGTAAAATCCTTTTGCATGGTGGCAATGGCTTCTTCTTGAGTTGCTATTGCACCTTCTAGTTTTGCATTGTTTGCTTTCAATGTTTCATTCTCTGTGTAGAGCCAATAACTTGCCCCACCAAGAACTAGACAAAAAGCTAATAACATTTGATTCATACTATTTGTTCCTCTCTCGTTTTCTTTGCAGTGTATTTTGTTCCTGTCTTTCTACCATAATAAGGTTGTTTTTGAATTCCCTTTGT